TGAAACCCCGTAACCCCTACGCCCTTGATGAAAGGGGGTTGGGGATAAGAGCGCAGAGGCTACGGGTGACCGTTGAGACTTATCTAGTACGGTTCAGAGGCGTGAAAGATGAATGGCGAACCACACTTCACACAGTTCGCTGTTCGCTTCTCGCTGTCGTATGTCGGATACTCATCAGCGTCAATGCTTGACCCGTGCCAACCGATGTACTCACCCAAATACGAGAGAGAGTGTTCGTTATCAGTCGGACACTCCAATTCATAAGAGTTGTGGTCGTATGGGAAACAGTCAGCCATATCCACTGTCACACGGAAAGCACGAGGCTTCGTGTATCCCCCACGAACATCACAGCCCCCGTGTATCTGAATAAGGCTCACAGTCTCACCGTCATTACGGGTGAACGATACGCCTTGTAGTGTTTGCGAAAGACTGTCCTCGCCGTTGTAAGTGTTCCAAGTACGAGGCTTAGGGTCGTAGCGTTCAGCCAGTGTCTCGGCGATAGCCAACCAGCCCTCATCGGGCATACACCGTGCCAAATCATCTAACTCGGCTTGGATACTCGGCAGAAACTCCACACGGTTCGCAAGAAAGTGGAAAACTGAAAGCACTACGCCATAACCGTCAGCCCACGCAGTCGGTTCGTTCTCAAAATCGGCAAGCGTCTTGCCATTGTTTCGTTCCCAGTTCCTGCCGTATGCGCCACCACTGTCCAAGATGTGCGCTCCAGTGTTTTCTGTTAGCATTTCTGCTAACACGCTACGGGTGTCCAGTGCTGTCGTAGTCATTAGCGCACTCGCTTTGTGACTGGGTGACGGCGAATAGAGCCGTAGCGTTCGTCTTGATGTTCGTTGTACACGGTCAGAGCGAATAGGGTGGTAATCACCGTTCCACCTACCACGATGAACAGACAGGTCAGCAGGTCGCCGATGTTGCTGTTGTAGTACGCCTGAACCACTCCGAACAGTCCGATAGTCGGCACGGCAGAGATAATGCCGAGCAGAGCCTTCATCGTTCCGAGATAATGTTCCTGACACCAGTTTTCGCACTTATCTAGTAACTTCATTAGTTGCCCCTTTCACGAGCGTTAGTTCCTGAATAAATCATAACCATTGACGAGCAGAATTATCTGACTTTCTGCCGACCCACCCGTGCGCCCTCGCCACAGACCGAACCCCAACCACTGCCCCTGCCTCTGGAGCCCCGGTGTACAATGAACTAGGCAATACTCGGTTAGATTTATCTAAAAGAGAGAGAAGGAAAGACACGAAATGGCACACGGACTAGAAATCAATAAAGACGGCACAGCGAGAATGGCATACGCCGACAGAGAAATCCCGTGGCACAGGCTTGGAACGCCAATGAAGGGTCTACAAACGGCAGAGGCAATGCTCGAAGCTTCACAGGCGAACTTCGATGTAGTCACAACACGGGTGGCAATTTGCGATGACAATGGCGAACCACTACGGAACCCTGATGGCACAACTATTCTCGTGCCGGACAGTCGTGCAACCGTACGGGTCAACATTGACGGCACATTCACCGGTTTGGCCACCGTTGGAACGCGTTATGTAGTTCAGCAGAATAAAGAGTGTTTGGATTATGCGCTAAGCATCGTGGGTGCTTCCGAAGGAGACGCAGTCGTAGATACTGCCGGTGTTCTACACGATGGGAAAGGTTTCTTTGCTTCACTTGACTTGGGCGCGATAGTCGTAGACCCTGCTGGCGTGAATGACCAAATAGCGCGCTACTTACTTGTTCGCAATGGACACGATGGAAAGACGGCAATTACATTCGCCAACACTTCTATTCGTGCCGTATGTCAAAATACCGTAACGCTTGGCATAGAAAGCGCTCGACGGGTATTTACTGCTCGTCACACTCGTAATGCAGACAGAGCGATAGAGCAAGCGAATGAAGTTCTTGCGATATCTAATGAATGGGCAAACAACTTTGCTGCTACTGCCGAACGACTACTGGCAGTGAAAGTTCCAGCACGCACACAAGTTCTTGACAAAGTCCTAAATACAGCATTTCCGATGGAGCCAAATAGCACAGAGCGTCAGAGAAAGAACCGTGATGACGTGTTGTCGCTGGTTCGCGCTATTTATGAAAACGAAAACAACGCAAAGAACTACGGGTACAACGGCTGGTCAATCTACAACGCCATCGGCGAATACCTCGACCACTACCGAGATGCTTCTCGCGATGAACGCGCGCTCGCGTCCATGGACAACAACTCATGGGTGACGAGAACAAAACTAAAAACTCAAACTTATCTATTAACAAATGTCTGACTTCCAGTACGGGTATTATTAGTCAAGCCCATAGAAAAGTGAGGCAAGATGAATAACGACGGCGCAGACGATTTTTACGAATTTGCCGGTGATGATGGCGAAGAAATGCCGACAAAGGAAGAACTTGCGCTGTTCATATCCGAGTTCATGTCTAACTCGCAGAAAGCGAGAAATATGTATCGTTCACACTTCTGCTCAATAATCGCAAATCGAATTCACGATGAATTCGGCGTAGAAGGTTTGTGTGAATTAATGATGGCAATAGACAAGCGTGCCGGTTGGATATCGGACATCATCATTGAGGACGCAGATATTCATGACGCACTATTTAATGGGCACGGCGTGTATGACGACAAAGCAATAATCAAAGCTCGAATGAGCCAAGAGATGACTGAAATGAACAAGAAAATATGGCGCTTGCGTAAGAAATATTCCAAACTAATTGCAGAGGAAATATTTTACGGTCGCACCCAGGGTGCCACGGGTAAGTCGGAAACAAGTTCCGAAACCGATTAGTTCTGTTCTGCTTTACCGAGTAAATTCAGAATAAGTTGCACGGCACTATCCTCGTTGGCGAACTCCCCACCTTCTACTGACGCATTTACCACCGAACGCTTTCGCTCGATGAGTTGATAAATCTCCTCATCAATGGTGTCTTTAGTTAATAGATAAGTTGCCGTCACGCTTCCTTGCTGTCCGATGCGATGTAGGCGTGAGTATGTCTGGTCTACGTCTGCTGGTGTCCATGGAAGTTCTATGAATAAACACTCCTCTGACGCAGTGAGTGTGTGTCCAGTTTTCGCAGCCTGGATAGATAACACGATTACGGGTGCTTTATCTACGGTTAACTGCTGAAACTTGCGTTTATTCTCCTCTACTTCCTCAACCTTCATTCCACCCTGAATACGTAGGTCTCCATACTTACGGGCGATTTCGTCAACGATGTCTCGATGGTGTGCAGCGACAACGACCTTACGGCCGGCCTCTATGCGTTCAGTAATCCACTCATGAGCGACTTCCATCTTTGCTTTCGCAGCAAGACGGCGAAGCACCGACAGACGGACTAAATGTTCGTTCGCTTCTGCCCTAATCATTGCTGATATGGCAGCGCCGTACTGTGACTTGCCCTGCTCTATGGCGAGTTGTCGGGCTCGCTCTGCGATGTAGAGAATAATGTCGTTCTCTGCTTTCTTGTATTCTTTCATCGCTTGTGATGAGCCCTCTACCAGCAATTTGCTATGGACTACGGGTGGCAACTCCGATAACACTTGGTCTTTCGTACGGCGTATGTAGCAAGTGCCACGAAGCCTGTCATTGAGTTCGTCTAGGTGTGAGTGTCCACTGATATTCCACTGACCAAAACTGTCTTGGTATGCAGCGCAATAGCGTCGATAGAAACCCCACAACCCACCAAAGTCCTTGAGGCGACCGAGTACATCAAGTTGGCTTGCGTATTCGTTCGGCCTGTTCGTTACGGGTGTTCCCGTGAGACACAATACGAGACCTTCTTTTGGTGCGCTACGAGCTATCTTGACTGCTGCTTTCGTTCTCTGCGAAGTGGGCGTTTTTAGATAGTGGCTTTCGTCCCACACGTACGAGCGATGTTTGGATAGTTGCTTCTCCCATGTAGCGATATTGCTGTATCCAACTACCACAACGTCATATGTGCCTGCGTCAGGGAATGACTTACGGTTCGTCACAGTAGCCACCTTGCGATGTGGATACCACTTCGAATATTCACTCGCCCAGTTGAGCACGAGACTTGGTGGACACACAACGACTGCTGGGTAACTGTCGTGAACGTATTCGAGCGTGGACATCGCCTGCAGTGTCTTTCCGAGACCCATGTCGTCAGCGATAAATGTCCTACGGGCTCTTGCAGCGTACGAAACTCCAGCTTTCTGATACGGCAGCAGTGCGCCTTGTAGTTCAGGTATCTGTATCTCTGCGTCTACCGAGCGTGATGCCTGTATCAATTCAGTCATCT